TGCACAAAAGATCCTGGACACGACGGCAATCATTCGTGTCAAACTGCGCGCGCATACTTCGAGTGGTGGAACGCGCGCGCCAATCCACAGAGGAAACCATGAAGCATCGCATGGCCAGCAGCTGGCTCAACTTCGCCGCGGCGGTGTTGCCGAAAGACTGCACCCCGGCGCAGCACAAAGACATGCGCATGGCGTTCTACGGCGGCGCCTGGGCGCTATTCTGCATGGTGATGCGCGAGCTCACGCCAGGTCCGGAAGCCACGCTGGCGGATCTCAACATGATGGCCGAGCTCGATGCGGAGCTGCGCGAGTTCGCTGGCCTCGCCGGTCTCGAAACTCCCCAGCCAAATCGAAAGGAGAAACTGCAATGAACCGAAAAACAATCGTTGGTATGTCGTTGCTGTTCATGCTGTCGATGGTTCCGATCGTGTGGATCCTCGTCAGTATGCGCGGCGTTCCCAGTGAGCCTGGCGGTGGCGGTGGCGGATCGGCATTCTCGATCGCGCCGGCGTCGCCGAAAGCGTGCGGTCCGATCTGCGAAGGCATCCTCGGCTATCTGATCGCCAAGGCCGGCGACTACATCGTGGAGCAGGCGGGCCAGCCGTGCTCGAGCGGCGGTGGTCCGTGCGGCGCGCCAGGTCCAGGTGGTGGTGGAGGCGGCGGCGCATTTCCATCGCCGTATGACGCCACGTCCGATCCAGTGATCACCGCGAAGACCAACTGAACATGCGCGAAGACCCAGCCTCTTCGCAGAAAGGAAAATCGATGAGCACGCAAGGCGGCACCAAGGTTCCGAAACAGCTCTGTCCGTACTGCGGTTATTTCTTCGATCGCACTGCGATCACCAAAGGCCTCGAGCAACCACCGAAAGAAGGCGACGTCTCGTTGTGTTTGAAGTGCTGTGAGATCGCCATCTTCAATGCGGATCTCACGGTGCGCAAACCAACCGATGCGGAACTCGCCGAAATCCACAACGCTCCTTGCTGGGCTCAGATTTCCCGTGCACGCGCCGCGCATCGCGTTTTGCAGGTGCGCGAGCAAATCGAAGCGCAGGACCGATGACCATGGAATTCAAAGTCGCTTCCGCCAAACTCGCCGACTTCGTACGCACGCAGGTGCTGATCTTCTCGCACAAGCTCGATGACGCTGCCGATCGCGAGCTGTGCGAGGACTTCGCCGAGGATTTGCGCGATGCGGTGCTGCGCAAGGTCTACGACATCGGCCGCACGCCGACGCACCGCAAGGAGAAGAAGCCATCAAAGCCTTCGTATTCTTCCTCGCGTTCATTGCGCTGAGTATCGCCTTCGCCGTCGGTTGGATCTTGGGCGCCTCCATCACCGCGCGCGAGATTGCCAACGCCATTCGCTTCGGCCGGCTCTCGGTCGAGCAGAACATCGATCGCATCGCCGATCAGATCGAGAGCGGCAACTACAAATCGGTGCGCGAGGTGGAGCGATGAAACTCCTGGACCGCATGTTGCTCGGATGGTACGAACACGGCGCTTTCGTACCTTGGCCATCGATCTGGTCTGACGTCAGCGACGAAGATCTCGAGATGATCTTTGCCGTGGACATCACCAACGTAGCGCTGTGGTACGAAGAACTGGCTTTTGAAAAACTGACCAAACGTCCGCGCTTTGAAGAGATGGGCGCGATGTTCAAGATGCCCTTCCCCGGCATGTGGCTCGAGGGCCATTTTGGGAACATGCAATTCGGCGTGTTCCTGGCCGAGCTGCGTCCCGACAAAGTTCAGCAACCGGGCAATCTCTATCCAGCGATTGGCGATGTGTTCATACGCGACGTGCGCATGGAACGCGCTTGCCACGTGGCCAGCTTTAGAGCCGAAGCCAATGGCGATGGCGCACTCTCATTTGTCGGCATCAGCATCCCGCAGCGCGAAAGAGTCACGGAAACGCAATATTCGTTTCTTTGTGCGCTCATGGACAACGTTACCTTCGATACTTTTTTCGTGGACTCCGTGAACATGGCCGCCGCGGCGTTGTCCTTTTTCCATTGTCGCAACATCAGCATTCGGCACGATCCCACGCGCGCCAAGCCCAAGCGCTCGCTGCGTCGGCAGATACACGTGGCGATCCCCAGCTTTCACGTGATCGAGATCCACCGCGGCACAAAGAAGGGATTGAGCGCGCGGGAGTTTGATGAACGTACCGCTGCGGAGATCCGCGCGCATTTCGTGCGCGGGCACTTCAAGAAGTTCGACGGCGAATCGAAATTGTTTGGCAAGCTGAACGGCATGTGGTTCTGGAATTTCCACGCCCGCGGCGATGGCGAAACCTTGAAGAGTGAATATCGCGCCTGGCCGCCCGAGGGATCGCACAGGAAGCATTGCCTGGTGCAAGTCGAAAGGTGGTGATGTGAACATGATCTGTAACGTGTGTGGATGGAGGGAGCGGCATGACAGAACAAGCGAAGTGCGAACTGTGCGGCGAACCAATGCCGGAAAACGAACAGATGTTCAGGTATCACGGCTACAGCGGACCATGCCCGAAGTCTCCGCTGCCGAGGCCCATGACCCCCACCAAGGAAACGATGGAGATGGCGCGAGAGTGGCTTGCACACACCATATGCAGTTTCCATCGTGACGAAGATTGTCTCGCCGCCCTGCTCACCCAAGCGATAGCGCAGGCGAAGCTGGATGAGGCAAGGTGGTGGAAGCCTGACGATCACGACAAAGTTTGCGTCGGAGGTTGTCTGTGGTGTGCTCGCATAGCCGCGCTGACGAAGGAATGTGAGGGGACAAATGACAGAGCGAAATGATGATGCACATCCAGGAAAGATGCATATATACAACGCACGCGGTTTTTGCTGGTGCGGCGTGCACAGAGACGACGGTTTAGCAGAAGCAATCGCCAAGGGTTTAAAAAAGGCAAGAGTCAGTGGAATCTTCGATTATGATGACGGGCCAAGGCGAATCTTCTTCGACTTGCGTGACGTGAAAATCGAGGCCGCACTGGACGCTGAGGCTGGTGGGGCAGAGCCGCGTGGAGCATCGTTTCTGATGGGTCGTCTTTTTGAGTTTTATCGCATGCAGCGTGACCGTCCCATTGACCCTTGCTATTGGGATAAGCACGAAGAGAACGAGATGAAGGAAGAACTGGCCGAAATCCAGAAACGTGTTGTGGAAGAAAAAGGCAACTATGTGATTCGTGATTTCGAGGAATGGTGGGCGAAGAATAGTGCGCGAGAATTTACCGCCACCAAAGAACTATGTAAAGAAGCATGGCAAGCCGCCGTGATGACCAATCCGTCCCAGCCATCCCTCACGGAGCAGATTGAGAAGCTTCGGGGAGTCGTCGAAAAGTTGCTGACGGAAATAGAAGGTTGCTGCGACAGTTATCACGAAAAAGAAATTGCCAACGTAAGGGCCGTGCTGGACCTTGTGAAGAAAGCGGAGGGGAAGGCATGAAACGCCGCGGCAGCAAATCGAAACGGCCGCAACGCAACTGGATCCCGCAGCCGCAGGCCTCCAAGCCGCGTGTGTTCCATCCGCTCGGCGATCCGAGCTGCTACAAGTGCTCGATGCCTGGGATCCATCGCTGCCAGTTCCCTGGCTGTAATCTGCCGATGTGCTCGAAGCACCGCATCCGCAAGGCCGGCGGGAGTTTATGCGACGCGCACCAGGGTGCGAAGCTGGTTCAGGAGGCCTCCGTACCCTCGCCGAGGTTTACCAACACGCAGGTCTCGTACGTGCCGTCCTTGACGCGCGATCCGGACAACGCTTAATCTCTCGAGTCATCAGGTCATCAGGCGCCTACCCTACATGGGCCTCCGCGGGGCGAAACATGCGGAGAAAACAGGACGCCTGAAGTGTCTCCAGAAAATACTCCCACCGTTCCCCTGTTCGACGCTTACGGATTCTTCATCGGCCGCATTCCCATCGAGAAGGCTTTGACGATGCACGGCCGCGATCTCACGCTGCGCGCGCGCGGCACCGGCAAGCGCCGGCACTTCACGTCCGCGAAGTTGTATGCGCGCGTCACGCAGTGGTGGGAACCGCGCAATTCCGGAGGCTACGTCGTTCTCGAGCTCGTCACCGATCGATAAGGAGAAAAAAGCATGGCACCACCGTTCACTCCCGCAGTGGCACCTGTATTGAATCCCAACTTTGTCGGCGGCCAGGACGGTCCCGCGTTCGCTGCGGGTCCGCAAGGCTGCGTCGGTTTGCAGGTCGCCGACATCACGCTGACTTCCGCGCAGATTCTCGCGCTGCAGACCACTCCGGTGGCCATCGTGCCGGCGCCCGGCATCACCGGATGGATGATCGTGCCGCGCACGCTGATCCTGCGCTTGCTGGCTGGCTCGGCGGCGTACACCGATGTGGGCGGCGCAGTGTCGTTCACCGTCGGCGCGAACGTCACGGCCGCGCTGGCCGCGAACGCGATCTTCCTCGTGACCGTGGCACCCAATCGCCGCACGCAGATGCTGGACTTTCTCGCGAGCGCGGCTGGCACCGGCATCACCGGCACCGCCGGCAATCCGCCGACCGAAGACAACGCGCCGTTGAACATCACGAAGGCCACCAACAATTTCGCGGCTGGCAACGGCACCATGCACATCACGGCGTATTACACCATCGAACCGTCACTCTGATGGCTTCGATTCCCAACGCGCTGCGCATCACCGTCGACGCCACAGAAGAGATCCGCACCACCGGATCGGGCGGCGGCGGTGGTGCCGTCAACATCACGCAGGTCGCGGGGAACACCGTGTCCGCGACTCCCGCGGCCGCGCTGCCTGTCGAACTGTTCGACGGCACGAATCCGATTGGCACGACGAGCAATCCGCTCATCGAAGGCGTCCACAAGAGCACGCAGATCTTGACCACCACGCCGCTCGGCGCGAATGGCACGTTCGTTTCCGCATGGTTCGATACGCTACCTTTCGGCGACATGCAGTTGACCGTGACGGTCTTTCAAGGCAGCACCGGGAATCTGGCTACCAACGGTTTCCAGATCCAGACCACGGATGACACCAGCAATAGCAATACGCAGCTGACGCCGTTCAGTGGAACCTGCAGCGCCAATCTGAATGCTCAGGCAACCATTCAGCTGCTGCAGCGGTACTGGCGCGTAAGCATCACCAACGGCACGACGCTGCAAACCAGTTTTGAAGTCACCGCAACGATCTCGAATGTTCCGCCGTTCTATGCGCGCACCGCCGATAACAACTTCCAGAACAACGCCATCGTCTCGCAGGTTAATTTCACCACCTCGAACCTGAACACGCAGGATGGAGTCACCTTTGCCAATCAGAACGTTCCGAATGCTTTCAAGACCGGAAGTTCTTTTGGCTTTATCGTGCAGCCTACCATGTGGTGGTGGTGGAACGGCGCGACGTGGAACATTCCGCGCACGCCGATCATTTTCAAAACCGTTTCGGCCACTGCTGCCGGCAATACGGCGGTCTGGACACCGGCGGCGGGAAAGAAATTCCGGCTGATGCGCTATCGCGTGATGCTCACGGAAAACGCCACGCTCGGTGTCGCTGGCATCGAGGCCATCAGCTTTCAGGACAGCGCCACGCCCATCAACATCCAGCACGATCTGTTCGTGCCTACCAGCGCAGGCACGGCCTTCGCCGGATGGTACGATTCCGGTTGGACCGATCTTGGCAACGGCATCCTGAGTTCCACCATCAACAACGTGTTGAATGTGAATCTCGGCACCGCGCTTACGGCTGGCAACGTGCGCGTGAACGTGTGTGGAACGGAAGAGTGACATGGCGCACACCTACGTCATCCAGAAGCAGGAAATCATGCCGCCAGGCACGACGGTAACCGCGGCGAATCCGAATCCTGGCGTAGTGGTCAGCGCCACGGTCGACGGTGTGCAGGTTTTCGTGAACACCACGTTCTCGGTGATCAATCAACCGACCGCGATTCTGTATCAGAACACCATGACGCCGCTGCTGCTGGCGGCGTGGCAGGCGTTGCAACCGCCGACGCAACAAACTGCGCCGCTGCTCACGTGGACCGTATGAGCTTCCAGGACTGCATCGATTTGAAATCCATCCCGCCGCCGCCGGCGCCGGAAAATGGTGCGCTGCGCATCTATCGCGCACTGGATGGAAAGATCTACGCCGTGGATGCACACGGCATTCGCGCGCAACTCGGCGAAGGCACCACCGGCACGCGCGGTCCGCAAGGCGAACGCGGCCTGCCGGGCGGTCCGATCGAAACTTTCGAGCAGGAAGAACAGCCGCGTGAAGCTAAACCTGGGGATCTGTGGTTCAGCGCGCGCGATGTGCGCATGCTGGCACCGAGCGGCCAGTGGCGCAGCTTGCGCGGCGAACGTGGCGCCGTGGGTCCTGCCGGGCCAGCCGGCGCGCTCGGCCACCCTGGACCTTCCGGAGAAAAAGGCGATCGTGGACCCGAAGGGCCGCCAGGACAAACCGGGCAACGCGGTCCGCAAGGTTTGCCAGGCGAACGCGGCGCCGTTGGTCCCAAGGGCGATCTCGGTCCGCCAGGCGCGCCAGGATCGGTTGGGCCGCGTGGGCCGGCAGGTCCGCAAGGGCCAGGAGGATGACATGCCGCCATTCGTGACTGTTCCGCCCAGCATCACGCCGCGCCGCGGCTTCACCATCGGACTGCCGTCGTACTCCTGGGGCAGCTTTCCGCTCGGGCAGCAGCCGGCGCGCATGTACATCACCGGGGTCACCGACACTGCCGGCGCCGTGGTGCTCAACGTCAAGATGGTGGAAGGAAATGTTCCCGCGGTCGGCGCGCTGGTGAACGTCACCGGCACCGCGACCGGCGTGAATGTGGCCTCGGTGGCACTCACCTCGGTGAGCATCAACGCGCAAGGCGTCGGCACCATCGGGTATTCAACCGGCGGCGCCACGTTCGCGCAAACCGCCGACGGCGGCCAGGTCCTGCAGATCATGACGGACGTCGGCGAAACCACCAGCGTCGCGAAAGGTCTGCAGTTCGCACTCGATCCCGCCGGGGGGCAGTTGCTCTCGATGGTGTGGGCCTGCACCGCGGCCACTGTCGCGCTGCAAATGGAAACCGCGGTCGATGATGTCGACGCGCAGTACACCATCGTGGGCACTTCGCAGACCACGCTGACCGGATCGATCATCGGCACGGTGCCGCAGAACGCACGCTTTGCGCGCGTGAACACCACCGCGTTTACCGGCGGACCAGGAACGATCTGGGCCAAGCTCTTGCAGTCGCCGAACGTAGGAGGATTGTAAGTGGGAAAATCAGCTGGCAGTTTCAAACCGGGACACGCCAAAGTGCCGCGCTCGGGCCGGGCACCAGGACAACCGAACTGGGCTACCTACTCGATCCGCGTGCTGCTGAAGAACAATCTTCCGGAAGACGAGATGATCAAGCAGTGGCGCTATTTTCTGCACCACAAGAATTCCGAGATCCGCTTCAGCGCTTTCAAGCTGGCGTGCTTCTACATGTTCGGCCGGCCGGCCAAGTCGCCGATCAACGCAGAGGATCAGGCGCAAGCGACCACTGCGCCCGAATTCGACATGCGCCAGATCGTGACGCGGCATGTCCCAATTCAGTGACATCTCGCGCTACTACACGCCGCAGCCGAAGCAGCGCGAGTTCCACGAAAGCGACGCGAAGTATCCGCTGTTTGAAGGCGGCCGCGGCGGCGGCAAATCGACCAGCTTGCTGTGGGAAGCCATCGGGCAGTGTTTGCTGATCCCCGGCGCGAACTGCTTACTGGTACGGCGGACGCTTACCTCGATGGAGAAAGGCGGGATCGAGGACCTCTTCACGAAGTCGGTCCCGCGGCACTTCTACTGGCGCTACAACGCCAGCCGCCACATCGTCACGTTCCACAACGGCTCGAAACTCTTTTTCGGCCACATCAAGAACGATGCCGATCTCTTGCAGTACCAGGGCGCGGAGTTCGTCTTTATCGGCTGGGAAGAACTCACACAGTTCACTTATCGCCAGTGGGACTTCCTCAAAGGGTCGAACCGCTGCCCGATCAAAACCTACTGGTTTGAAAACCGCGAGTACGCGGTGCGGCCGCGCATGGCCGGCGGCACCAACCCCAACGGCAAAGGCAGCGGGTGGGTCAAAGCACTGTGGATCACCAAAAAGCCAGTCGGCGAGATGGCTCTCAATTACGATCCAAGCGACTATCAGGCGGTGCACTCGACCTATGCGGACAACTTCGTCTATCGCAATGACAAGAACTACATCGCGACGCTCGAGTCCATCGTCGATCCTATCCTGCGGCAGGCCTGGATCCCCGGCTCGTGGGATATTCTCGCCGGGCAGTTCTTTCAGAACTGGGATCCCGCGCGCCACGTAGTCCGCTTCGAGCAGGTTTGCTTCGAGGATTGGCAGCCGCGGTGGATGTCGATTGATTGGGGCTTTGAACACTCGACGGTGGTTCTTTGGTGGACGCGCGTACGACTCCGGACGGAACTCGATCGCGAAGCTCGACGCACGGTGATCCTCTGCTATCGCCAGCTTGTACTGCGGCAGATGAACGAACAGCTGGTGGCAGAAAAGATCTGCGGCGCGAATTACACCGGAGAAAAGGCGGATCATGTTTCCTACATCTACCTCAGTCCCGACCGCTTCAGCAAGATCGATCAGTTTCACTCGATCGCCGACAAGATGGGCGATGTGTTCGTCGAATCGAACCTGCCGCGACCGGAACGTGCCAACAATCGAAGGGTGGATGGCTGGCGGCTGTGCTACACACTTCTGGATACCGACGGGGTGGCCGTTCTCGACAACTGTCCCGACGTCATCGACTCCATTCCGAAGTTGATGCGCGATGAGAAGAACATCGAAGACGCCGCGAAAGAAGGCAATGAACTTTATCTCGACGTCTGCGAATCGTTCCGCTACGGTCTGATGAGCTATGCCAACGCCGAAGAAATTCCCGCCGAGGTCCGCTACCAGCGGGAGATTCAAAAAATCTCCTCGAACAGCCAGAAGTACATCCGCTACCTCGAGCTGCAGGCCAAAGCGCAGCACTCGGACGCGATCTTCACCATCGATCGGCGGCGCCGGCGTTGAACGCGCGTTGCGCCTTCTCGAGCGCATCGTAGGACAGCAGCGCAAGGATCTGGAATTCCTGCAAGGCAAGTGTGAGCGACTCGAGCTCGCGATCATGAGCCAGGCGCAGGCGCCGGCGCAGCACGAATACGTGGCGCGCACGGACCAGCGTCCGAACGTTGTCGGTGCGCTCGAGAAACTGACCACCGGCACACGTTTGCCGTGGCGCGAAGTGCAACGCAAGTGGGCCAACATGAGCGAAGCCGACCAGGTGAAAGCGGTGGAGGCCGGGCAGTTGAAAATCAATCTCGAGGAGGATGCCAATGCGGGGAGCTGACAGCTTCGATGGAAAAATGAGCGGCAATCGCCAGATGGTCGATCGCTACAACGAGGCCAAAGGCAAGAAGCCGGCGAAAGGCCAGAAGAAACCGAAGCCCACCGGCGGCGAATCCGGCGGCGCGCATGAGATGAGCGGCCACGACGAGATCAAGCAGGTGGTCGAGGAACACGGGCCGGCGCACAGCCATCACGTGCACAAGACGCCCGACGGCTATCACTCCGTGACCCACCACGAGGATGGCCACGTGCATCACGCCGATCACGGTTCGCTCGAAGAAGCGCACGCGCACGGCGCGCACGCTATGGGAGACACCGAGCACCTCGGCGATATGCCCAAGGACGATTACGAAGTCGCCGGCGAAGCTGCGGGCGCCGAAGATCGCGGCGGGATGGGCGGGTCGGACATCGGCTTGATGAGGTGATCCCTTTGGCTCCTCCGGAGTGGACCAACCTGCACCGCATCACGCTCTCGCCGGCCACGGCCGGTGTGCTGACGAGCAAGTGTGAATGCGGATGGGAGGCGGTGTTTGTTCTTCCGGAGGAGCACATGGTGATGCTCCACAAACTTTTCGAGCACCTGGTCGCCGGGCATCTGCTGATCTTGCCGACGATCACTTGCGAATGGCACTGATGAGTGAGCACAAAGATTCCAAAGCCGCGGTTCTCTACTTCAAGCCGGCGTCGATTGGTCGAGCCGCTGGTGCGCGATGCGGAGCGTGCTGGAAATTTATCCGCAATACCGGCGAGTGTATCGAGGTGCGCGGCGACATTGCGGCGGGCGGCGTCTGCGGCTTGTACATCAACGGCGTGCCGCACCCCACGCGCCTCGAGCATCTTTGGCGCATCACCAAAGTCTCGAAAGAAGAAGCCGGCTACACGGACGACGGCGACACGCACTGCGTGAACTGCGAACACATGGCCGAGCCGGGCAACGCCACGAGCGCGTGCGAAGAAGTGGAAGGCCTGGTGGAACAGCGAGGCTGCTGCAACGAACATGAGCCCCGGTGAAAACATCAACGCCAACGGCGCAGTCCTTTCCCAGGACATGATTCGCGCCGGCTTCTTTCGCTTCCCGCAATCGGAAATTGCGGAAGTGGGCGCGCCGCTGTGGCCGCAGATCGCGCCGCTGCAGATTGCCGCGAACTATCCGTTCAAGGCGGCCCAGAAGCCCGGCGTGCCGTTCGGCGAGGTATGGTTCGTCGACAAGAACGGTCAGCTGCTCGGGCGCATCGTGAACGTCGGAATCCACGTGGGACCCACCGCGGTCGGTGGTGTGGTAACCCAAGATGATTCGCTCAATTTCGAGGACAACGAAGATCAGCAAGGGAAAGTTCGCCGGCAAGTCGATCGCCGCATCAAGGACGCACTGCTCTAACCATGCCAGCATCTGAAGTTCAGAAACTGTACCGAGAACACAAACTGCACTCGGGACCGGGCGGTCCCATCGTCAAAAATCCCGCGCAAGCTACGGCTATCCAGATCAGCATGGCGCGCCAAGAAGGCCATCACATTCCGTATCCGAAGGGCTCGATGCAAGAAGGCGGCTCGACGAGCGCAGCGCCGGAATTTTCGGCTGGTGCGGTGCCAGGACTTTCGCCGGCTGGCGATGTTGGCGCTGCACTCACACCGGGCGTCAGCGGTCCCGCGGCGCCAGGAGCTCCCGGCGGCGGCGGCGGCCGAAAGATTTCGCTGCATCCCTCGGGCGGCGGCGACAATCCGTACCTGGCGGCCATGCAAGCGAATGTGCATGCGCCGCTACATCGCGTCGAAGGATTTCAGCACGGCGGCCTGGTGCCCGAGACCGGCGTGTACCCGATGCACGGCGGCGAAACCGTGATTCCCGCGCACGTGGTGAGTTTCTATCGCTCGAAAGCGCCCGAACCCACCACCACACGTGCGCCCGTGGGCGCCGGCGAATATCAGTTGCACCGGGGCGAAGCGGTGCTGCCCGATCGCAAGATTCCGTTGCCCACCGGCCTCGGCGGCGCGGCTGGGCGCGGCAGCTTCAAGAGCGGCGGCCGCCTGGCCTCGCGCTATCGGGAGGTGAAGTGTGGCTGAGAAATGGATGCAGCACGTCGCCAGCGGCATCAAGCATCGCGGCACCAAGGGCGTGTTCAAAGCCGCGGCCCAAAGAGCCGGCATGAGTACGCGCGCCTACGCGGAAAAGAAAAAGCACGCCTCCGGAAAAGTGGGCCGGCGCGCCCGCCTGGCGCTGGCGTTCATGAGCGCAAAGCATGGCTGACGAACCGCTCGATCGCGATGAGCGCGAGGAAGACGACGAGGAAGAACAGGAGGAATTCGAACCGGGCGAGCTTTGCGAAGTCGATGCGGTCACCGAAGAGGATCGCGTGGACCTCGACGAGGAAGACGACAGCGGCTTCAGCCGCGAAGACAAAGAAGGCATCCTCAAAACGCTCGCGAACAAAGCCTCGCAGCGCGATCTGACCTCTTATCGAATGGAAGTTCGGGACGCCTGGAAGGCGCGCTATTTTTGGCGCGGAAACCAATACCTGCTTCCCGGCAAAAACGGAGCGTGGGTTCTCCCGCAACTGATTCTCGTCGGCGGCCAGAGCTACGACGATCACAATCAAGAGACCAATATCTACTTGGCCTTCGGCGATACCATCGTCGCTTCGCTGACCGCCGGCACACCCTCGGTACGTTTTGAGCCTGACGATCCGACCAATCCGAGCGATGTCACGGCGTCGGAATCTTCCGACAACGCGCGCAAGCTCATCGAGCGATCCAACGACATGATCGTGCAGCAAGAAGAACTGTGCCGCTTCCTGTGGACCGACGGCCGCTGCTTGACGTACACGCACTACGTCATCGACGGCCAGCGCTTCGGCTACGAAACGCAATCGGAAATCTCCGATGAGCTCGCGTATCTGCCGCAGGTGGGAGAAAAAGCCGGCGAAGAAACGGAAAGTTTTCCACGCGGAAAACCGCGCGGCCAGGAAGTCATCGAGATGCTCGGCGCACTCGAGAGCAAAGTCTCCATGCAAGCGAACTCCATCGAGGCCTGCGACTTCGCGATCATCAGTCGCGAACGCGATCTCACGCGCATGAAGACCAAGTATCCGGCCAAAGCGGATGAGCTGAAGGCCATGCAAACGCTCACCGCAGAGATGGAATACGCGCGCCTGGCGCGCACCTCCATCATGATGGGCATGCGTCCGTCGAACATGACCAACGACGCGATGACCTATTTGGCGACCGAGCAGCTGTGCTGGTTTCGGCCGGCGTTCTATCGCGAGATCGAAGATGAGCCGAAGCGCCAGTGGCTCTACGACACGTTCCCGAAAGGCTGCTACGTCGGCATCGTCGGGCATTGCATCGTCGAAGCGCGCCGCGAGCTGATGGACGATCACCTGACGCTCACGCATTCGCGGCCAGGCGACGGCATGCATCGCCCGGCACTCGGGCAGCCGCTCATTCCGCTGCAGGAAAAGCTGAACGATTGCATGGACCTGGTGCACGAGAGCTTCATGCACCTGATCCCCATCAAGTGGGTCGATAGCGAAGCGGTCGATACGCAAGCGCTCGCGGAACTGAACAGCAAGCCGAATCAGTACGTGAAAATGAAACGGCGGCCGGATAAAGATCTCGCCGGCAACATCTTCGTGGAGCCGCAGATCCAGCTGGCCGAAGGCCTCTTGCTGTACATCCAGAGCTTGTTCGGAGAGTTCTCGCAGTTTCTGTGTGGCGCCTTCCCGGCACTGTTCGGAGGCCAAGAAGGCCAACCGGACACCATGGGCGGCATGCAGATCCAGCGCGACCAGGCGCTCGGCCGCGTGGGCCTGACCTGGCGCAACATCAAAGCCAGCTACGCCAAGATCATTCGCCAAGCGGTGCAGTGCGCGGCGACGTTCCGCAATTCCGCGATGAGCGGAGAAGTGCCGGCGGCCGGCGGCGTCAAAGAAAAGCTGAACGTCAATCCGGAAGATCTGAAGGGCAACATTCGCTGTTATCCGGACACGGATGAAAATTTTCCCGAGAGTTGGGTGGCGCAACGCTCGGTGTGGACGCAGCTGATGACCGCGGCGTCCACCAATCCGGTGCTGCAAGGAATCTTGGCCATCCCGCGGAACCTGGCGATCGCCAAAGACAAGACCGGCTTGCCCGAGCTGATTATTCCTGGAGCTCCTGCGGCCGCCAAGCAGCAAGGCGAGATCATGTTGCTGCTCGAGGCCGCACCGCTGCCGAATCCGAAAATCCAAGAAGCGCAGCAGGGCATGAGCCAGTTGCAGCCGCCGCCCGGCACGCCGCCGGAACAAATCCTCCTCGCGCAGCAGAAGCTCGCCGAGGCCACGGCAAAAATTCCGCCGCTCATCAGTTCCATCCCGATCGACGAAGAGTTCGACGATCACGCCAACGAGATGGCCGAGATCAAGACCTGGGCCAACACGCCGGCGGGCATCAAGGCCGCGGAGCAGAACAAAGACGGCTTCGCAAACGTGAAGCTGCACTACCAGGAACACAAAGCCGCGCTCGCCGCGCAGCAAGCGCAAGCGCAGCCCACACCGCAGAAGCCGGTGTCGCAGTCGCTGAACTTCAAGGATCTGCCGCCGGCCGGCCAGATCCAGCTGGCCAAAGAGGCTGGCATCACGCTCGGTCCCGGCGACGTCGCAGAGCCGCCACCGATGCTGCCTGGTGCGCCGCCAGCAGCACCAGGAGCTGCGGCGCCGCCGGCTAAGCCCAACGGCGCACCGCCGGTGCAATAGAGATCAGGTAATCAGGAAAATCAGGAGGCACTATGGAAGGGGAAGAACTCGGTTTGCTCGGTGGAGACGACGGCGGCGGATCCGGCGTCGCGGAAGAAGAGTTGGGAGGTGGCGAAGGTGGCGAAGAAACCGAAGGCGAAGGCCAAGGGGAAGGCCAAGGCGAAACGCCGGCCGAAGGTGAAGAAGGCGAAGGTGAGCGAGGACCAGGCGCAGAACGAACCGCCAGGGCTCTTCCCACCCAAATCCGAAGAGCCATCCGAGAGCTGAGCGAAGCCAATCCGGATTTCGCGAAACGTTATCCGCAACTCGAGCGGCAAATCTCGGACGCACTGTTCAAGCAGGCGCAGCTCGGCAAGCTCGGAGGCCTGCAGCAACTGCGATCGGCCGCGGAACTGCTCGAGACCCACGGCGGTCCGGAAGCCATCAGCGAGATGGCCGAAGAAGTCGAAGCCAGCCGCATGATGGAGCAAGGCTTCGAACAGGGCGATCCGGTGCTGGTGGAGACCTGGGCGAAAGAATATCCGGACGGCTTCAAAGCGCTGGTCGGGCCGGCACTCGAGAAGCTCGAGTCGCTCGATCTCGCGGCGCACGATCGCGCGCTCGCCATGCCCATGTACAAGGCGCTCGATCGCACCGGCGTGCTGGCTACCGTCAACGCGCTCGAATCTGCGATTGCCGGCGAACGCTTCGAAGACATCGGCAAACATTTCGGCGAGCTGAAGCAGTTTCTCCTCGATCTGCGCAACTTCGCCTCGCGCGCCAAAGCGCCGGATCCCTTGAAGGGCGAACGCGACAAGCTCGAGAACGAACGCCAGGAGATGCAGACGGAGCGCACTCGCGAGTTCTACGGGCGCATCCGCAACGACGTCAACACCCAGATGATGGCGCACATCAATCAACTGCTGCGCCAGGAACTGGCCGGCAAAAAGATCAGCGTGAACGTCGGCAACCGGTTGAGGAAAGCGATCAACGAGGAGCTCTCGAGCCAGGTGAACACCGCGCCAGGCTACGCCGACAAGTACAAGTCGGTGCTGGGCCAGGGCAATCACGATCGCGCGGTACGTTTCATCGTCACCGCGGCGCGCGCCAAGGCCTCGAGCGTGGTGAAAAAGCTGGTCCGCGAGTTTAATCTCGTGGGCGGCGGTCAGGCGCCAGGCATGGGGCGTCGATCGCCGTCGTCGGCCGGCACCGGACGAACGGGAACTCGCACGGTCGCCGGCCGGCCGAAAACCGCGGACGTGGACTTCAATCGCACGGACAAAGCCGCGTGGCTGGGCTCGATGACTCTTGGGCACGGCCAGGCGTATCTGAAAGACGGTCGACTGGCCAAGTGGTAGGAGGATCTATGCCCGATCATTTTGTCGGCATGCAAGCGCTGGTGGTGCTGGTGTACGCCTTCCTCGCCGGCGCTGGATGGACGCTCGGAACCTGGATCGGCCAGACGTTGACCGCGAAGCTGCACAAATGAGCACGCCCGAAACGCCGCAGCCTGCGCCGCAAGCCAATCCGCCCGTGACGCCGCCAGCAGACTATGTCACGTACATCTATTTCGCGTTCAATCCCACGAACAAACACCGCATTTATTCGAACGACGGCGTGACCTGGGTCGACGAAGATGGCCGACCGGTGCCGTAGCAATGAAAAAGTTTTGCGTTCTCACGGATCGCGATCGAGTCGGAGTCTCGTTAAACCGGAAAACTCGCGCCTCGAGCAACGCAATGCAGCAAATGTCAAGAACTCTTGACATCACTACTACCGAAACACACGGCAGCAGCGAAGCCGGCTGACTCAGGCAGCGAAACCGCACGGGGTAAGTCCACACACATGGAGTAGCCACATGGCTGCTCTCAACGAAGCCGCGGTACAAGCGGTCGAACTGGAGACGGTCCGCGAAGAAATTCCGGACTTGATGCTCACGGAAGATACGCTGTACGCGCGACTGAAAAAAGCGGGGCGCGTGTTGCCGATGTCGACCTCGACAGGCGGCGGCTCGGGCTCCACATTCGATCCCACAGGGCGTCCCTCTCTTCGCGTGCCGATGCGCATCGCGGCGGGATCGACGCACCAGCAGTTCTCGGCAGACGGCGGCGACATGGGCCGCGGCACTGGCAGTCTCTATGCCGCGCAGTTCTTGACGCCGATCAGTTTTTCGGAAGCGTGTGAAATCACCGCGCAGGCACTGTGGTCGACGGAAACCGGAAAGAAAAGTCGCGTCCAGGTCAAGGCTTCCGAATTTACGCATACCTTGGAGCAGTTCAAATCGAATCTGGATGCGGACCTGCAGGGCGACGGCTCTGGCACGCTCGCGACAGTGACGACGCCGAACTCCGGAACCGGACCTGCGGGACCGTCTTTCTCGAACATCATCGTTTCGAATGCCAACCAGTTTTACGACAACCAGGTGGTGCAAGTTTTCCCAAGCGTCGGCGGCGTATCGCGCGGATCGTTCCAGATCAGCTATGTCGACGGCGTGGTGAATACGATCTGGAGCGCGCAAGCGCTGCCGGCCGGAACCACCGCGGGAGATTTGCTCATCATCAACGGCGCCTCGGGCGGCGCCGCCACCTCGATCATGGGCATCAAGGCCTACCAGGTGAACGGCAATTCCGGCACCTTGAACGGCCTGGCGCGGTCGAATTTCCCTGGACGTCTTTCGACGCCCACGGTGAATCTCGCCGGCGCCGCGATTACCATTCCAATCGGGCGTCTGGTGGTGTCGAAGATTGCGTTGGCACTCGGCAACGAAACGCCGGCTCTTGCGGATCTGGTGTGGTACATGAACGTGGACCAGGCCGCGGCAGTCGAAAACCTGGCCATCCAAGTGGCCATCACCAATCAGCAGGAAATTAAAGGCGATTCTTCGCAGGACATGCTGAAAAAGTACACGCCTTCCACGTTTGTCGGCTACGACATCGTGAAGTCCGTGCACGCGACACCGGGGCGCGTCGACGCGTTGTGCCTGAAGTATTGGGGCATCGGCGAGTTGA